AATATGACCGACTCGTCAAACTTTTTACCGACGCGGGCGTCGATAAAATTAAAGTCGAAATCTATTCCGAACTTATCCGCAAGGTGGCGGAGGTTTTTGCTTGCCTTGAAGTGATAAAAGATTTGCCGTCGATTTTGTACGACAAAAACAATCCCGCCGTACAACGCGAAACGGCGGCGGGAAAAATGCGAGTCAAGTATATGGCGCAATATACTTCGGCAATGCAAAAGTTAAACAAAGATTTGCTCGGCGGGCTAAATGGCGACGACGGCGACGATTTGTCCGATTACGAATAATCTTTCGGCGGCGGACAATTCCGCCGAGTGGACGCTTGCAAACCCCGATATTGCGCCTATCGAAGGTTGGCAATGTTTGCGCGACGATATAGACGGCAAACATAGTTTTTTGATTGAGTATTACAAGCGTTGTCGGTCGGGCGAAATCATAATCGGACGCGAACTCAAAACGACGCTTGAAAGTTTAATACAAGATATTTTCTACCGTTCCGACGTTTACCGTTTTACGTTGGACGCGGCTCATAAACGGATAAACTTTATCGAAAAGGAAGTCAAACACTTTGAAAGCCCGTTTGCGGGCAAACCGTTTATTTTGACGCTATGTCAAAAAGCGATTGCCGAGGCGATATTCGGGTTTTACATATTCGATACGGAACTATTGGGCGGCGGTCGTTGGGTACGACGTTTCAAAGAGGTGTTGCTTTTGATAGCGCGTAAAAACGGCAAAACCCCATTTACGGCGGCATTGACTCTTGCCGAATGGTTTTGCGGCGAGGCGGGTCAAAAAGTAATGTGCGCGTCGAACGACCACGATCAAGCGGGTTTAATCTTTGATTGTATAAACGCGTTTCGCGAAGAGTCGCACGCCGTATCGCGGGTTACGCGAAAGAATATCAAAGGTATATTTTTCGGTAATCCGAAACAGCGCAAAAAGACGGGCAAGTTTTCGGCGCAAAATAAAGGCGCAATCAAAAAAATGTCGGCAAAATCGGGTGCAAAGGAAGGTCGAAACCTAAAAATCGTTATCGTTGACGAAGTCCACGAAATGAAAGACGGGTCAACCATTATGCCCCTCCGCTCGTCGCTTACCACGCAAGACGAGCCGTTGTTTTTTGAAATCACAACTGAAGGTATCGTTCGCGACGGATACCTCGACGAAAGATTGATTGACGCCCGCAAAGTGCTTAAAGGCGAAGAGGACGCGCCTCGTTGGCTTATATGGCTTTACACGCAAGACAGCGAGGCGGAAGTTTGGAACGACGAGAACAGTTGGCAAAAATCAAATCCGATGATCGGTGTCGTAAAGAAGAAATCAGATTTACGCGACCTTGTCGATAAAGCACGCAAAAGCGGCGCGCAACGCGCTTTCACGTTGGCGAAAGAGTTTAATATCAAACAACTTTCGTCGAACGCGTGGCTCGAAGAAAAATATATCGTTTGCGACGCAACGTTTGATTTATCCGACTTTCAAAATTGTTGGTGTATCGGCGGCGTTGACCTTGCGGAAACAAACGATCTTTGCGCTTGTACCCTTTTGTTTATGCGACCGAATGACCCCGTAAAATACTTGCACACAATGTACTTTGTTACCGAGGTAAAAGCGGGCGACGGACAATCGACCGACAGTCCGACAAATCCCGAAAAAAAGGATTATCGACAATGGGCGTCGGAAGGCTTATGTCGGATTGTTTCCGATAACGTTATTGACGACGTCGTCGTCGCCGAGTATCTTTGGGAAATCTACCAAAAGTACGGCATACGACCGTACGTCGTCGGTTACGACGAATGGCACGCAAAAGAATTTGCAAAAACTACGGCAAAACACTTCGGCGCAAACGTTCCCGTCAAAATCCGAATGACGCCCGAAACGCTTAACGTTCCGACGCGCAACGTCGAAGAAGATTTGCGGGCGCGGCTTATAAACTACCAAAACAACGCAATTTGCCGTTGGAACTTCCGAAACGCCGCAATCAAATACGACAATCGCGGTTTTGTAATGCCGACAAAGATTGTCGGATATATCGGAAACAAAATCGACGGCACAATGTCAAAAGTTATAGCGTACGCCGCGTTGCGAACGTGTAAAACCGCCTTTATGGCAAAAATCGGAGGTTGATAATGGACGATAAAAAAAACACTCAAAAGCAAAACCCCGTCTTTATGCGCGAAGTCCGTTGCCCCGTACATAACCTTTTAATCGGTCGTTACGACGCCCGCGACGGTTTAATCAACGCGACGTTTTATTGCCCGAAATGCGGGCGCGAGTACACTTTCACGATAAAACGCGAGCAAAATTTCGCTACATATCGCAAAAAGTCTTGACTTCGTACCGAGAATTGAGTAAAATAGAAGTAACTAAATAGGCATATCCGCCGCTTTTCGCGGCGCGTACCCTAACTATTTAATCAAAAGTCAAGTGGGTCGATATGAGTTTTTGAGTACAAACAACAACCGTTTGTGCTTATTAACCGTATCGACCCACTTTTTTATTTCGTCAAAGGAGGCGGCGGACGTTGGGAACGCTTAAAAACGCAATACAAAGTTTGCTCGGTTGGGATCGAGAAAGCAATTATAACCGCATAATCAACGCAAATTCCGTTGTGTTTTCCTCTTTCGGGAAAGATATTACGGCGTCGGATATAGTCAAAACGGCAGTCCACCGCGTCGCCGAGGAAGTATCGAAATGCAACTTGAAATCGGTAACCGAGGCACAAAACCCGCGTCGTATCATTGTTGCCGACGACGATATAAACGCGGTGTTTGCGGGGCGCGTAAACCCGCTTTGCGGGCTTAAAGATTTTTTGTACAAAGTTGCATATATTACGCTCTTAAACCGAAATTGTTTTATCTATTGGGCGTATGACGAAGTACAAATCGAGGGGCGCGACACCGTACGCCGCGTAACACGCGGCTTTTACCCTATCGAAACCGCGTCAATCAAGTTGTATTACGCCGACGGCGAAATGCGCGCGGAATTGACGGGCAAAAACGGTATCGTGCTTGATTTGCCGTATAGCGACTTGATACACATTAGACTCGGCTACGGCGCAAATCAATATCTCGGCGGCGACGCAAACGGGCGCGCGGACTTTCGCGCAATGCTCGGCAACTTGCAAACGTTAAGCGTAATAAAAGAGTCAATACCGAAAGCGTTAGAGTCGTCTTTATCGCTTAAAGGCATTTTGTCAATGAAAACGGTTGCCGACGCGGACAAACGCACCATAACCCGCGAGGAATTTGAAAAACACCTTTTCGACAGCAAATACGGCATTGTTGCAACCGACTACGAGTCGGAATTTCAGCCGATAAACATTTCGGCGACGGATATACCGTCGAACACGTTATCGTTTATACGCGACGAAATATTGTCGTTTTTCGGCGTTTCGTTGCCGATATATCTCGGCAAATACACCGACGACGAATACACCGCGTTTTATCAAACGGCGGTCGAAGGCTTGTTGTTGCAAATTGCCGAGGCTTTCAAGATAACGTTGTTTACCCCGCGTCAACTTGCATACGGACGCACGATAAAGTATTACGACAAAATCGTACAATCGTTATCGTTTGCTCGCCGTCAAGAAATTGCGGAAATGACCAAAGACGACGCGTTGTTATCACGCGACGAACGCCGCGAGTTGTTGGGCTATGACCCCGACGGCGAACCGACGCGCGTTTCGCTTAACTATATCGACGTATCAATCGCAAATCAATATCAATTAACGTCTTTGTCGCAAGGCAAAAAACCGACGGCAAAGCCGAACGACTCAAACAAGGAGGACAAAGAATAATGCCCGAAATACCTAAAATCGACAAAGGTTTGATTATTCGCCGTTTTGCTCGTGATATGCAATCCCCGACGGTCGAACCGACAAAAGGAATTATCGAAGGTTACCCTATCGTTTTTAACGAGCGTACGGCAATCGGCGATTACTTTTTCGAGGAAATCGACCCGCACGCGCTCGACGAGGCGGATTTATCGGACGTCAAATTTATGGTAAACCACAATGACGGTATGATACCGCTTGCGCGGCATAGACGCGGTAAACGTTCGACAATGGATATTGCAATCGACGATCGCGGTATGCGCATACAAACGACGCTTGACGTCGAAAACAACTCCACCGCCCGCGAACTTTGCTCGGCGGTACAACGCGGCGATATTGAAGATATGTCGTTTGCGTTTGGGATAATGGTATCGGGCGAAGATTGGCGCGACCTTGACAAGGATATGCCGACTCGCCGCATAACAAAAATATCAAAGGTTTGCGAGGTATCAGCCGTAAACGACGGCGCATATCCGCAAACTTCGATAAATGCTCGCTCCCTCGCCTCGTTGGATAACGACAAAATCGCGTTGGATAACGCGAAGGCGGCGGCGTTGGATAATGAACAAAGGCGACGCGACGCCGACTCGCAAGCGGCGTTTAATCTTGCGAAAGAAAAATTTTTATTCTTGGAGGCAAGAAAACATTATGACCATTAAAGAACTTATCGAAAGACGCGCCGCACTTTTGGCGGAACTCGCAAAACCCGAAACCACCGCAGAACGTTTCGCGGAAATTCGCTCCGAAGTCGAAAAACTCGACTACACTATCGAACGCGCAAAGAAAGACGCCGACGACGCAAAACGCGAAGAAGAACTCCGCGCGGCTCGTAAGCCTAACGGCGGCGCACCAGCCCCCGCAAACGGCGTTGTATTCAAATCGGGCAACCCCACGGAAGAAGAAAGACGCGCCGCGGAAAAAGAAGAAATCGAAAAGCGCGCAAACGCCCTTAAAGCGGGCAATAAAGCGACGTTTGAACTCCGCGCCGTTTCCACTACAAAAGTAGCAATGACCGACCTTGCAAGCGGCGAAATCAACCCCGCGTTTGAACAAGTCGGAACGCTCGACAAACTCGTTAAAATCGTACCGTTGCAAGGCGCGGGAGCGGAAAGTTACAAAGCCCCGTTCCTTAAAACGATCGGCGAAGGCGGCATAACCGCGGAAGGTGCGGCTTACACCACCGCCGAACCGACCTTTGATTACGCAACGATCAACAAAATCAAGATCACCGCATACGCCGAGGTCAACGAAGAAGTCGAAAAATTGCCGCCCGCACGCTATACCGCCGAAGTTGAAAAAGCAATCGAGGGCGCGTGGCGCAAGAAACTTATTTCGCAAATCCTTAACGGTAGCGGCAACGCCGAACTCGTCGGCATTATCAACGCCCCGACAACTATTATCGACGCGGATCAGCGCAAGACTATTGCGACTATCGACGAAAATACGCTCGATAATATTATTTTCGACTACGGCGGCGACGAGGACGTCGAGGGCGACGCAACGTTGGTACTCAACAAGTTGACGCTCAAAGAATTTGCAAAAGTCAAAAGCTCGGACAAAAAGCGCGCTTACGAAATCGTCGTCCGCGGAAATTCGGGAACGATCAACGGTATTCCGTTTGTATGCACGAGCAAACTCGCGGCGTTCGCAAACGTAACCGCGGGCGATCCGTATATGCTTTACGGCAAACTTAAAGCATACGAACTCGCGTACTTTACCGACCTTGACGTCGAGAAATCCACCGACTACAAATTCAAAGAAGGCGTAATCGCTTTCAAAGTATGCGGTTTTGTCGGCGGCTCTCCCGCCGTGTACAACGGCTTTATGTCCGTACAAAAAGCCGCAAAAACTAACGTCGGCGGTTAAAATTCGCTTGATTTTTCGTGCGGGTCGGGCGCATAGCCGATACGCAACGGTAAACGTTTAGGAGGTCAACAATGCAAGAAGTTGATAAAATTCTCTATAAAATGGGCTACTATGACGCAGACCCGCACAAAAAACAAGAAGTGCAAGACTCTATCGACGCGGCGGAGGAATTTATGCGCGCAAGCGGTGTTCCCGCGGAACTTATAACAAGTAAACGCGCGTATGCCGTCAAGGCTATTTACGCCGACGCAGTCGATAAAGGCACGCCCGACGAAATCGTAAAAAAAGACGGTATGATCGTTGCGTTGATTTCGCAAATGCGGAGGTAGTATGGCGCAAACGGTAAAAGAAAAAAGAACTCTTGTACGTTTTGCCGTACAAAAGACGCGATACGTTGCGGGCAACGGCGCGGCGACGGAATGGGAAACAATCAAAGTAAATATCGGAACGACCGACGACGGCAAGCCGATAACGACCGATTGTTTTTACGTCGAATGGCTTTCGTCCTACGGGGCGGCGGCTATACAACAACAGTCCGACGGCGTTATCCGCCCCGCCCGCGTGCGTATGCCGTACGTCAAAGCCGTTTACGACGCCTTGATAACAAAAGACGTCCGCATATACCTTAACGGCGTTATCGACGACGCGCACTCTTTCAAACTCGCGGCGGCGGCGGACAATTACCTTCAGCAAAACAAAATGCTCGAATTTCAAGTCAAAAAATACGAGGTTAGATAATGGACGTTAGGACGGTTATACAAAAAATCCTTGACGATACACTACTCCCCTACGGCGTATTGTCAAACCACTTGCGAAGAGTGGACGCGGATTATATCGAAAATTCCGACGTGGCAGTCAATAAGGACGAGTACGTTGTTTTTCGTGTTGTAAGCAACCGCCCGCACACTTTCGGCGACGGTGCTTGTACGCTTTCCCGCGTGTATATCGACGTCAATTACTACTACTCGTACGAAAAGACCGACCCGCGCTATACGGACGCGCAAGCACGCTTGCAAGCGGTCAAAAACGCGGTTTTGAGTAACAAACGCTTTCGACTTGCAAATGACGCAAGCGATATTGCCGATATAGACAATCCGTATCGAGGACTTAACGTCGAGTTTGTTTATTTTGAGGTGGCGGACAATGGCTAAAACGAAAAACATATCGACGGGCAAAATCGCGCTCGAAGATATGCCCGACGCATTGACGGAAATTTTGACGGACTTTCAACGCTCGTCGTTCGACGTAAGACAAAACGCCGTACAAGCGGGCGCGGAAGTTTTCAAATCAGCCGTTGAACAAGCAACCCCGCGCGATACGGGCGGAATGGCGGACTCTTGGGAAATCAAAACAAAATACAAAGATCGCCGATACGTCGGCAACACAAAGACGGTAAACGGCGGCGGTAAAGAAAATATACCGCTTTCAAACGTGTTGGAATACGCCGAAAAATCGCCGCACGCGGGCTTTATTCGTCGGTGCTTTGATAGTACCGAGCCGCAAGTCTTTGACGCAATCAAAAAAACTATCCAAAACGGAGGATCTAACAATGGCAAATAAAAAAACTCTTGTACGTTTCAACGTGCAAAACGTGAAGTACGCAGTACCCACCGCGCAAGGCTCTTTCGGGGCGTTTCAAGATATGGGAACGTCAATGAAACTTGCGCTTGAAAACGACTCGTCCGTAAAGAAGATTTACGGCGACGGACGCCGTATCGTCCATATCGTAAACGAAAAAGGAAAGACGGCGACGCTTACTCAAAACAACGTTTGCGACGCGTACGAAGTCGCAATGGGTCGCAAAATCAAGACGAAACAAGGGCTTGCAGATATTAAGCAAGTCAAAAATATTTCGCACGTTATTTACTTTGAAACGTGCGGCATTGACGAGGACGGCGCAACCGTGCTTGCAAAAACTATGCTTTACGGCGTAACGTCCACCCGCCCCGCCGAGTCTTTCGACCAAACTACCGACGATATTAACGAGTCGTCTTTCGACACCGCACTCGAAATCGGCGGTACTCCGCTTTTGGCGGCAAACAGTCAAAAGTATCTCGACGACAAGGGAAACGAAGTTATTGTTTGGCAAATGACCGTTACCCCCGACGATACCGATTTCGATACGTTCGGCGAAGAAGTCGTTTTGCCGACTATGGCGGAATAAAAGCGCGGAGGGCTTGAAAAGTGATAAAAACGAAATTACCCTTACTTGAAAAAGAAATTGACGGCGACGGAAAACTCGTCGTCAATAAAAGCGAAATTGAAATCGGTATTGATACGTCGTTGTTTGCCGAGGAACGTTGGGAGTCTAACTTTCCCGCGCAAGCAAAAACGGAAACACTCTTTGCCTACGTTGAACGTATCGGCAAAGCGGGGCTTGCCGATAGCAAAGCGCACATTTTGTCAAATCTAAAAGCCCTCTATTGCTTTATAGACAGCGACAAACTCCCCGATTACAAGTCGTTTTTGAAGTTGTTTGATTTGGCGGACGGCGAGTATCTTACCGCCCTTACCGACAAAATTAAATACGTTTTTGAAATTGCACTTCAAGGGGCAACGGCAAACTCAAAAAACTTGTAACGCACGGCGAGGAATTTATGCGGTTGTTGGCGATTTACAAACGGCTTGAACCGTCCGCCGACAACCAAAATAAAACCCTACCCGTGCCGCGATACATAACGATAATGCAAAAGTGCGTCGAACACAAAATACAAGACGTGTTTATACGCAACTCACATTTTAACGACCTTTACGTTTTGATTATGTCGATTGATATTGCGAACTTAAAGCAAATGATCCGACAAATGCGGGCGGCGAAGGCAAAAGAAACAAATACTACCGTGCGCGACGTATCACAAAGCGACGCGGTCAAATTCTTAAAAGGAGGCTCGGCAAATGGCGGAAAGTATTAGAGGCTTAACCGTTGAAATCAGCGCGGACGCGTCGTCTTTCAACAAAGAAATGTCGTCTATGCGGAAAGCGGCGCAACAGTCGCAAACCGAATTAAACGCATTGCAAAAGAGCCTCGAACTCGAATTTGACTCGGATAAATTCGCCCGCGCGCAAAAGGTGGCACAAAACGCGATAGACCAAACGGCGGCAAATGCGGACGCATTGCGTCGCCGTTTAGACTATTTGGAAAACGCGGGAAATATTGACACCGATCAATATCGCAAACTTAAAGCGGAACTCGCGAAAACCGAACTACAAGCGCAACAACTCGAAAAACAACTTGAAAAAATCAATCAAATCAAGTTTGACGCGATTTCGTCGCGCGTAACAAAAGTCGGCGACGCTATATCGAACGTCGGAAAAACCCTTGCTCCGTTTTCGGCGGCGGCACTTGCCGCGGGAACGGCGGCGGCAACACTCGGCATAAAAACAGCGGCTACGGGAGCGGAACTTGACGATTTGTCTTTGCGGCTCGGTATTTCCGCCGAAAAAATACAAGAATATCAATACGTTACGGCGCAAGCGGGCGTTGAGTGGGATACGTTCGAGAAGGCACTCATAAAAGCCCGTGCGGCGATTGTCGATTTATCGGCGGGAACAATCAACAACGCGTCAAAAGCCTTGCAATCGCTCGGCTTACGCGTGGAAGATTTCGACAGCAAAGAGGCAATGTTTGACGGCATTATCGACGCTCTTTCAAATATGGAAGATAAAACGTTGCAAACGGCTTACGCAAACGAAATTTTCGGCGATAACATCGCAAATCAAATGTTGCCGTACCTTAACGCGGGAACGGACGCGATCAATCAATTTAAGTCGGAATTTGAAACAATCGGCGCGCTTTCAAACGAACAAGTCGCCGCTCTTGCAAAACTTGACGACACGATCTATTTGTTGAAAGAGTCCTTAAAAAACGTATGCTTGCAAATCGGTGCGTCTTTCGCCCCGCTATTGCAACGCGTTGCCGAAATAATCAATACGTCGCTTATTCCGAAATTGCAAAAACTCGCCGAATGGTTTAACTCCCTTACGATAGAACAACAAGCGTTTGCGGCAAAAGTGTTGCTCGTGGTGGCGGCACTTGCCCCACTTGCGCTCGGTATCGGTAAAGTGGTATCGGCTATCGGCGGTATTATAAAACTTATCCCCGCATTACAAGCGGGTTTGTCCGCGCTTGCGGCTAACCCGATTATACTCATTATCGCGGTTATTGCGGCAATTTTGTTGTTGCTTTACACGCGGTGCGAGGCGTTCCGCGACTCGATAAACAACCTTGTATCCACACTCGGCGAGGCATTGCAACCCGCGCTCGACGCAGTAATGCAAGTGCTTGATTTGGTAATGCAAGTTTTGCAACCGATAATCGACCTTGTCGGCGGCGTGCTTGCGGTGGCGATAAACATTATATCCGAGGCGTTGCAACCCGTTATCGGCATTATACAAGCGATATTCGATATTATTTCGCCGTTGCTTGATATGCTTATGTCGGTTGTTGAAATGATATTGACGCCGATACAAGTTGCAATACAAGCGTTATTCGGCATTTTACAACCGCTTTTGTCGGTTGCCCTTATCCCCTTAAAAGTCGTTTTACAAGCCTTGCAAGTACCTTTGCAAATGCTCGGAACGTTGCTCGGTTGGCTTGCTCCGATATTTAAGATTTTCGGCAACGTCGTTACAAAGATTTTTAGCGGCGTTGTAAAGATTATCAATATCGTTGTAGGTGTTGTCGAGGACGCAGTAAACTTCGTTATCGGCATAATTAACAAACTTATTGACGGCGTCAATTCGTCTTTGGGTTGGCTCGGTGTGCATATCGACCGTATCGCGGAAGTAAAACTCCGCATTGATACGTCGGAAATCAAGGATATGGACGACGTCAACGCTATTATTGACAGTACCGCCCCGACGCAACCGAAAGACAACGGCGGCAACGGCGGCACGGTTTACGACAACGGCAACAGCACGGGAACGTCGGGCGATATTTACAACTACGACAACAGCACGAAAAACACAACGCAAAATATCACGGTTACGATACAAAACTACGCGGCGGAAGTTGATACCGATAAACTTGTCCGCGAAATCAATATGAAACTTGCGGAGGCTATGTAATGAGGCGGTTTATTCTACACACCTACGACAAATCAAATTCGTTTGACTTGAACGGCGAAACCGCGCTTGCCGCCGAACCGCAAGGACTCGGCAACAACTTTTCGTTGTCTTACAAGGAAAGCGAAAAAGGCAAACACCTTACAAACGTTACGCCCGAATTTGACCCGATAACCCTTTCGATTTATTTCAACGCGGACGGATCGAACGGATACAGCAATTACAAAGCATTACTTCGTTTTCTCGCGGAGTGCGGCACGTCGATATTTTTGTTTGAGTATGACGACGGCATTACCGATAAATATTGCGACGTTGTTTTGAAAAGTGCGCCGAAATCGGAAATAAACGAAGAAGGTTTATTTGTCGAAACGTTTTCTTTTGAACGTCAAACGTATTGGTACGAACGCGTCGAGGAGTCTTTCGCTTTGAAATCGACCCGCGCCGAAGATACAAAATTTCCGCTCGGTTTTCCGTTCGGGTTTGCGGGGCGCGTGTTTAAGTCAAAGTACAAAATCACAAACTCGTTTTTTGTTGACGCACCTATCACAATACGCATTACGGGCGCGATAGCAAACAATATACGTCTTTACTTGCAATCTCTTGACGGTAAGACAATCGAAGAAATTGCGCTTTCCACAAACAACGCCGACGGCACGGAAATTTTAATCGAGCCGACGACAAAAAAAATCACGGTTACGACGGACGGCGTATCGACGAACGGTTACGGTTTGACCGATAAAACGAAACAATCGTTTTTATACTTGCCGCAAGGCGAATATTTTATCGGCGCAAATATGACCGCGGACGACGACGGCGCAATCGAAGTATCAATCAAACGTTATTTATTCGACTAAAAGGAGGCGGCGGGCGTGTATATCGCAATATACGACGAAAACAAAAAGCATATTACGAACGTTGACAACGCGACGTACGATTTAACGACCCGCGTTTACGACAACGACTCGTTTTCCGCCGAAGGTGTTTGCGACGTTGATATAAACGACGCAAAAATCGCCGTGCTTAACGACGACCGCGGAAATTACGAGTACGCTTGCTTTGCCGACGAAATAAAACCCGAATACAATAAACGCACCGTCAAAGGGCTTGACTTCAAAACCCTTTGGGATACCGAAATTTTACTCGACTACACCGCCGACGGTAGTTTTGACGGGCGATTGTCGGCTATCTTTACAAAGGTAAAAACACAAGTCTTTAACGGCAAAGATACAGCAGTAAACAAAATCCCCGTTGTCGTCAATATCCCGATCGACAACACCGACACGACGACAACGTACGGCAGTTATGCGGGTACATATCAATTTGTCAATGCGTACAAATTCTTAAAATGTTACTTGAAATACTACGAGTACAATATCGAAAGTTACTACGACGTCGCGACGGGTAAAATCGTCTTTACGTTCGTTAAGTGTACGGACGCCGTAAGCGTCGATTTACGCGACTTTATCCACGAACTAACCACGACTTCGACGACGACAAATAAAGCGGTTGCAACTATCAAATACAACGTCGAAACGCCCGAAACGGACGCGGACGGCAATATCATTTACACCACAACGCAAAAGACGGACGCAAACGGCGATCCCGTTACCGATAAAGACGGAAACCCCGTTTTTATCCCGAAATATCAGCCCCGCCCCTCCACTATTGCAACCGTCTATTATTACCGCGATAAAAACAACAATATTGTACAATCGGACGAAAACGGGAATATCGACGGGCGACTCTACCCCGTAAAGGCAAAGTATTACGAGTCGGAATATTTGGCGGACGCGCAATTTAACGCGGTTTACGAACTCGCTAACGCGCGATACGTTGATAATATCATTATCGACAACAACAAAACGATTGACCCGATAGACTTTTCGGGTTACCGACTTTATACGAAGGTTGCCCTTTATTACGACGGTAAGTTATTTAAGACGTTGCCCATAAGCGAGAAAATAATCACGCTCGACGGCGACGGCAAAAATACAAAAATCAAACTCGGTTTTAAGAAAATACTTTTGACCGAAGTTATCAAAAATTAGGAGGTCAGCAATGATAAAACCCGTAACGTTTCAAGGTTGTTTTAATTTCAACGCGAATTTGTACGCGCTTGAAGTACGCTCGCGTTTTATAGACCAAAGCAAAGCAAACGGATATTACAAGGGTTACGGCAACGAACTTGCCGCGCAAATCGTCGGTCAAAAAATACAAATCGGCACGGGCGCGTTTTTGGTGCAAGGTCGTATGTGCGAAATCACGGCGGCGGAATTAGTCGCCCCGCAAATTTTTGACGGCTTTGTCGGTTACGTTGTGGCGCGTATCGAAACGTACCACCCGTCGGACGACGCAAATTGTAGTCTTTTAGCGGTTGTCAATCGTACTTACGAGGCGATAACGCTCGAACAAAACGACACCTACGCGGCGACCGCAGACAATGTCAACACAGCTTACGAACTCCCGTTGTATTCGTTTGAAATTTCGGGTACGTCGATCGTCAATCTTAAAAAGTTGATAAACCCCGTTGCCGACTATGCAACGATTAAAACAATCGTTGACGAGGCACTCGAAAAAGCCGCAAGCGCAGTCGCGGCGGCAAACACCGCTATTTCAGCGGCAAATGCGGCAAACGCAAAGTCCGACGACGCAGTCGCAAAGGCAACGGACGCAGTATCGAAAGCAACAAACGCCGTCAGCGCGGCAAACGCCGCGAATACAAAATCCGATAATGCAGTCGAAACAGCGAACGGCGCAAAGACCACCGCCGAAACGGTCAAAGGTATTGCCGAAAGCGCGGACGCAAAAGCGGGAAACGCCGAAACGGTGGCGGCGGGTGCGGTTACTACGGCGAACGGCGCAAAAACCAAAGCCGAGGACGCCGTCAGCAAAGCGGAAACGGCAATCGAAACCGCAAACGGCGCGGATACAAAAGCGGATAGCGCAACCGAAGTTGCAAGTGCGGCAAACACAAAGTCCGACAATGCGGTATCAGCCGCGAACGAGGCAAAACAAACCGCAAGCGACGCGGCAAACCTTGCAAGTACCACAAAAACGCAAGTCGAGCAAAAAGTAAATGACCTCGAACAGCAAATCGGAACGAAACAAGGTACAACCGTTACACTTAACGGAACACCGCAAGCAACTTTCGAGGGCGGCGGATTGATCGACGAAAACGATACAATCATTTTCAGCGGCGGCGAGGCATAGAAGGAGGGCTTGCAATGAAACTTACCTTTTGCGGCAAATCCCCGCAACAACGATTTTTCCGAATTGGAGTTGTCGGTAATAACCTTGCCGACGATTTGACAATGATAATCGACAAGAAACAAGGCAATTTGAACCTTGCCGAATTTACGCCGTTTATTAAGATTGTCAACCGCGATTTTACGTTCGTCGATAAAACGCGATATTTTATTTTCGACGTCGATACCGACCCCGAAAAGGTAAGACTCATTTATGTTTTTCCGAAAAAGGTTACAAGGCAACGCAACGTCGATATGCAAGTGTTTTTCCAAAAGGCGGAAAACGACGATACGATAATTTGGCAAACGGAAATTTTTAACGCGACTTTCGATTTAGAAATTCCCGCCGACGAGGTTATTTCCAAAGAATACCCCGACGAGTTGCAAGACCTTGACGACCGCGTTACCGCGCTTGAACAAAAGGACGGCGGCGTTACCGAATGTATCGACCGCGCCCATTTCCCCGACGTCGGAGTCGGCGGTGTAATCTATATCGACGCGGAAACAAACACGCCGTACCGCTACGATACGGCAACAAACAATTACGTTATTATCGGGCTTGATCCCGACGATATAACAATTATCAATGCTAACGGAGGTAATTAAAATGGCAAGCAAAACACTCAACGTAACGTTGATTATGCGCAATGACACGGCGGCAAATTGGGCGAGTAAAAACCCCGTTTTGACGCTCGGCGAACTTGGCGTCGAAACCGACACTCGCAAATTTAAGATCGGCGACGGCACTACCGCATACAACTCGTTGAAATACGGACTCGGCGGAAACGTCGAAGTCAAAAGCACCGCCCCCACCGCGAGCGACGTCGGCTACGACATTGGCACGCTTTGGGTTGACACGACGGGTACGAAGGCTTATATCCTTTTTGCAAAAACCGCAAATGCGGCAACGTGGATCGGGCTTTTGGACTCGCAAGGAAAAATCGACAAAGCAACACTCGCCGACGAGGCAATTAAACTCCAAACCGCAAGGACGATTAAGTTTTCGGGAGCGGTCGTCGCAAACTCTAAAACGTTTGACGGTAGCGGCGACGTCGAATACGTCCTCGTGCTTGCAAATAGCGGCGTATCGGCGGGAACTTATACCAAAGTTACCGTAAACGCAAAAGGTATTATCACAAGCGCAACGCAACTTACGGCGGCGGATATTCCCGCTCTTACTCTTTCCAAAATTTCGGACGCGGGAACGGCGGCAAGTAAGAATACGGGAACGGCGGCGGGCAATGTACCCGTGCTTGACGCAAGCGCAAAAATCGCGGTCGCCCTTATCCCCTCGCTTACACTTTCAAAGATTAGCGACGCGGGAACAGCGGCGGGTAAAAACGTCGGTACGGCGGCGGGCAACGTTCCCGTGCTTGGTAGCGACGGAAAACTCGACGAAAGTTTACTCCCCGCAATCGCGATTACCGAAACTTTTGTCGTTGACAGTCAAGCCGCAATGCTCGCGCTTTCCGCGCAACGCGGCGACGTGGCAGTCCGCACGGACGAAAACAAGTCTTACATACTTAACGCCGATAATCCGACCGTGCTTGCAAATTGGGTTTGGTTGCGCACCCCCGATTGTAAGGTGCTTTCGGTAAACAGTAAAACGGGCGCGGTTGTGCTTACTACGAGCGATATTGCGGAAGGTGCAAACCTTTACTTTACCGAGGCGCGCGCTACCGCAAACTTCAACTCGAATTTCAAAAACAAAAGCGTAACCGAATTGAAAGACGGCGGAAACGTTGTACTTTCAACCGATACGTTGACGATTAACGGCGGTAAGGCGTAAAGGAGGTCAAAATGGCAACGCGGAATATAACCGTAACACTCAAAGTCAGACAAGACACCGCGGCAAATTGGGCGAGTAAAAACTCGGTACTTTCCGCGGGCGAATTTGGCTACGATACCACAAACAAGGTTTTGAAAATCGGCGACGGTACAACCGCTTGGGCAAACCTTGTTGCACTCAAAACCGAGGGCGGCGGCGCGTCAATCGCAATTTATGCCGCAACGGCGGCGGAGTCGGAAAAAGCCGTCGGATATACGCGCGGCGGCGAAATTGACGCCGAATTTAAGAAAATTAAAACGCGGCTTGCCGCACTCGAAGGAGGTAATTAAACTATGAACATTGAAAAAGCAAAAATCTACGGTGTAGATAAAGTCGGCTCGTCCACCCCGTCCGCCCTTACGAGGACGGACGACGCCGTCGGGCTTTCCTATACGGTCGGCACGACGGACATTGTAAGCGACTTTGACCGTTGCTATCCGTGGAGCGATATGCAAGAAGTAACCGACGCGTCGGGTAACGTATTTATCAAGATACCGAAATTTTACTCTAAAATCACGAAAAACAGCAACGGAACATACAAGCACCAAATATCGGGTATCCGATACGAAGGTTTTTCAACGTTGTTTGTTGACGGCGCGGGAAACGAACTCGATTACGTTCTCGTCGGCAAATACGAAGGGAGCGGGTCGTCGGCGCGTGTGTACTCGAAATCGGGCGCAACGGCACTTGTCAATATTACTTGCGATAATTTCCGTACGGGTTGCAAGGCAAACGGCGCGGGTTATCAGCAATACGACTTCTTGATTGACCTTATTATCAAAGAATTGTGGCTCGTTGAAATGAAAACGACGAACTCACAATCGGTTATGTACGGTTATGCAAACGGCAATTCGGCGGCGGTCGCCACGGGCAGAACGGACGCCGTAAAAACCCCGTCGGGGTCGGAAGTCAGCAACACCGACGGCAAACACGCTTGCAAGTATCGCGGTATTGAGAATTTGTGGGGTAATACTTACACTTGGTGCGACGGTATATCTTTCTCGTCCGAAAAAGTTTACGTTTGCACCGACCCCGCGTCTTATACCGCGGGCAAAACAGCGTCGCCGTACGTTTATCAAGGCAACCGCGCGTCGGGCTATGACTACATTAAAAAGGTTGAACCGCTCGGACGCAATCCTCTTATACAGTACGCAACGGAAGTCGGCGGTAGCGCAACAACCTACTTTTGCGACTTCGCGGACGCCGGCGGCTCCGTCCTTGCGGTTGGCGGGGTTTGGG